GCCGAGTGTCCATTTGAGAGGGCGAGCGTATGAGCGCCGAGAACGTGAGAGAGCGAGCGACACTGTCTAGCACCTGTGCCGAGTGTGGGCGAGTGTTTGACCTACTAGACGATACAGACGCACAAGAGAACGCCTACGGGCACGATTGCGAGGGCTAGCGCTCTGGGGTTATCTACTAATAGATAACTATTCCACCAATACAAATAAGCACCTAGCTCGACGCAAGCGCAACGGAGCCCCGCTGACGACATTTGACGCGGGGCTCCAACTGGCTCGCACGAACGGGCGTTCGCAGGCACAACACGGGGGGCTTCCGATAACTTCGCCCGACCCCACGACTTTCGTGACCTCTTTCATTTGCTCTTTATTATATTGACGGTGGTGGAAGACCCTCTATCTCTAATAGATAACTATTGGTGTGGCTAGTCTGTACCTTGACTGATACGCTGACATCACTCCCGTTGTACCACCACAACTAGACCCAATGGGAGTGGAGAAAAAAATGAGTAAGTCCCTATCCGTGAAAGTCAAGGTGAGTTCGCTCATCAAGGCTTTAGAGACAGCGTTGGCTGACCGTGAGAAACGGTATGCCACACAAGAAGCAGAGCAAGCCAAGTACGAAAAGGCTGTTGAGGCGTTCAACCTCGCAGTTCTTAGAGCAGTCAAGGCTGGCAAAGGCGAGATTGAGGAAGTGTCCAAGAACTACTGGTTTGACCGACAGAAAAAGAAAAAGGGAAAGTCATCTTTCTCTGTGACTGTGTTGCTTCCTACAAGCGCAATCCCTGCTGAACCCGAAGCACCGAGAGATTATTCGGAACATCAGTACAAGCGTGAGAAAGACGACATCACGCAGGCAATCCGTGTGCTGAAAATGACAGACCAAGAGTATGTCAATGCGAGCACATACAAGAGCGTGGCTGAATACCTGTAAACCCCTTCCAGAGAAAAGCCCAAAGGGCTGGTGGGCAAATCGCCTGCCAGCCCTTTCTCCATTATTGGGGCAAGTTATCTATGAGAGATGGAGCGATTACCTCTAATAGATAACTCTGAACGCACTCCGATACACAGAAGCTCGCAGCCTGATGTTCGCTTCACGCAGTTGGGTGATGTCCAACTCAAGAGCGTTGAGCCTCTTTCGTGTTGCCAAGAAATCAAAGTTATTGAAAGCCACCCGTGAGATTGGAGTGATACTGGCAACGAAGCCCCGGCTTTCACGCTCTGATAACGGGGCTTCCTTCGGAGAAGGACTGCTCTTGGACACGGGGGGCTTCCGATAACTTTCGGCTCTGTCGCTCACTCACACAGACTAGCCCGAACGGGTGTTCGTATGCCCGAAGTCTCTAATAGATAACTGTCTAGGTATGTTGGAAAGTCTGATAATGGGGGTGTAGGGTAGTGGCTAGCCACAACCCACACCAACTAGAAAGCAGGTAATCAAATGGCTACATCAGCAAGGGCAGTAGAAGCAACAGAGAACTATCTCAAGGCTTTGACACTCCAAGAGCAAGCCGAGCAAATGCTCGCAGAAGTGAAAGAGACAATGCTCGCCGTCTATCAGGCAGAGGGCATTAGCGAAACAGAAGTGAACGACCTCGTAGTGAAGGTGTCAGCCTCATCACGCCGAACCTTTGACATTGAGAAACTCCGTGAGAAACTCTCACCTGCTCTCTTTCGCAAAGTGACCAAGCCAACAGTGGACACACGGGCTTGGGATAGCGCACAGGACAAGGGCGAAATTACCAAGAAAGTAATCTCAACCTGCGTAGAAGTGACAAGTTTCTTTCGTGTCACCGTCAAGCCTGCGAAGGGCGCACAGAAGCCAGCAAGCAAGCAGGCAAGCGAAGTCGCTTAGTCTGTCTAGTCTGTATCGGGGGCGTAACTGCCCCCGATACACTAATAGATAACTCCAACTACTAGAGAGGGGCAGAGATGCCAACAGCACTACTACTAAAAACAACGGGAGAAGTAATCCCACTAGAACTCACCAACGAGAACGACCACGAAATAATCCGTGAGAGTGTCGGGGGTTGGTTTGACTGCGTGAGAAATCACGACCGTCGTATCGTCGGATACGTTCACGACGAAGGACTACTCATTGGACTACCAGCAAATCCAGTTTCGTCGTTTCTCTTTGACCAAGTACTCGCAGGTGACTGCGTTATCGTTGGCTCTTTCAGCGAGGCTGGAGAGTATGACGGAGAGAGCCACGAACTTCCTATTGCGTTTCGTTCGGGTCGTTTCGTAGAAATGGCTCGTGAAATGGGCGCAGATGTAGAACTCAACGAGAAACTAAACGCTCTACTCGCTGGAGTAGATACGAGTTTCACAGTCAGCGAGTGGACTGAATAGTTATCTATTAGGAGAGTGGTGCGAAATCCGTGCCACTCTCCAAATGGACTATCTCTAATAGATAACTCTTTCTAATAGATAACTCCGAGCCAGTCAGGGGGAAGCCCCGCTACCAAGCCTTACGGCCGGGGCTTCGTTTCCAGGATAAAGCGAGAGCAGAACACGGGGGGCTTCCGATAACTTGGCAAGTCTGTACCGTGTCCAGTATGATGACATCACCTAACCACAAGGAGCAAAAATGGAAAATCACCTGACACTCATAAACGGCAGAACATCAGACCTGACTTATGCCGAACCAGAAATTGGAGAAGTCCTTGAGACTGGGGCAACGATACTTGCCCTCACGAAGCAGACGGAACGAGTTGTTGGAGACTGTTACGCAAGTTGGGTAACCCTCTGTTACAAGTCTGGAACTGACTATCACCCGTTTGTTGTTTGGACTGTTATCGCTCGCCCAGACGGTTTCTCGGCACAGACTGGCGACTACGCTTACACGCTCACAGAGGCGATGAAGTACTACGAGAAGCGTGGTGGCAAGTGAGAGGGGAGCGAGTTAGGTTCATACGTTCATCAGACCCATACACTAAATTGGTAAATGGCGATGAAGGCGTCATCACTGGCGAGGACTCACTTGGAACGATTCACATCAAATGGGATAACGGAAGCACTCTCGGCATGATTCAGAGCGAGGGTGACTGTTTTGAGATTATCGGCGACTGACCAGTGTCTCTAATAGATAACTTTTTTTCCAGAATTCGGGCTTTCATATCAGTCCTGTTCCAGTGGCTTCTTGCCTATGGGCAGGACATGAAAATCATCGGCATAGAAGCCCGTATCAAGTGTGTTGACATGTTTGACTACATCGGCTCGTACAACGGGATAATTGACACCTACTGCTCAATATCCAAAGAGCCACCGTATGAAATGCTGTTTGACGACTACGGGATACCAGACGATGAGATATTCCATTATTTCCCCAGCGTCAGAGAGGTCCTCAAGTACTGCCTCATCACGCACAAGGACGAGTGCTTCCGAATCTACGCATGCCGACTGGTCACTGCCAAAGAGGAGTTGAGTATCTAATAGATAACTTTCAGCTCGACGCAAAGAAGCCCCGGCTTGCACGGATGAGGGCGGGGCTCCAACGGGCGCAGGCTGGCTGGGGTGACGGGGGGCTTCCGATAACTCGGCTCGGCTCACGGGGGGCTTCCGATAAGTTCGCTGGGGTGGGGCGACCTCTCTAATAGATAACTTTATCTTGACGGTGGTGGATGAGTTGGCAAGTCTGTACATGTGGGGATAGAGTGGGTCATACCACAACTTACTAAAGGAACTAGACATGCCAAACTGGTGCTACCAAAACCTAGAAGTACGAGGACCTTCACACGACCTTGATTCTTTCGTTGACGCTATGCAAGTTACCGAACCTGACAGCACAGGTGCTATGCGAACAACAGTAGAACTGAATCAGATGTGTCCAGTTGACGACAGGACTTTCGCTTACAAAACCATTACCGATGATGAAGGTAATGAAAAACTCATCAAGACATACGCAACACTAAGTGAGAACGGCTTTGACGGATACGGTCACTGTGTTGAGATTTGGGGAACAAAGTGGGGCGCATGCCATATCGTGTGGGACGGAAAAAAGGGAAATTATCCTATAAAGATTTACTTTGAGAGTGCATGGTCGCCAGCAAGTGGTCTGATTCGGGCAATATCAAGCAAGTTCCCAACACTCTTATTCGGACTTGAGTTCACAGAGGAAGCAGACTTCTTTGCAGGCTATGAGGTATATCAAAATGGCAAAACCATAATCACTTATGACGCAGGCTCGGCAGAGACACCCGAAGCAGACGCTTTCTTGGCAGAGATACAGCGCAAGGCACAAGTGGATGAAACGGAAGTATCAGACACAGACTGGGAAACTTATTACGAATTGTGCTACCAAGCCCGAGAGGTTCGTGATGAGAAGTTGCTCAAATTCTTTACCAAGTCAATGAACGACTTTGGTAAGTCATATTCCTCAAAGCCACCGAAAGCGAAGGTGATAACTGCACCTTTCTAATAGATAACTTCTCAAACATAAACCCCCTAATCAAAGTAAAGGAAAAAAATGAATACCATGATTCAGAAAGAATCCAAGAAAATTGCACTACGACTTCTCCGTGAACGTCAGGAACGAGAGTGGTCACAACAGCAACTTGCCGACAAGGCAGGAATTGACAGAAAAACAGTGAACCGTATTGAGAACCTTCACTTCTCGCCAAGCATGGAAACCTTCCTGCGCTTGTGCAACGCCATGAAAGTTCAGGCTCACGAAGTAATCAAGGGCTAATTAGTTCACAGTGGTCGCTATGTCGCACGATGTAGCGACCACTATGGCTAATAGATAACCCGTCTAGTCTGTACCCTTCCTGATACGATGAAGCCACCACAACCAAAAGGAGTAAGCCATGTCAGAAAATACCGATGATTTCCGTAACCAAAAAATGTTCTCCGTACTAGAGGACGCTTTGGAACGAGCGATTTACGCAAAGACAGAAATGTGCAAATCTGAACCAATGTCCGACAACCCACCAATGTTGCTGGTCGGCTACAACAAAGCCGATGTAGATACGAACACACGCCTGACCATTGGCGATAGTGATGAAAGCGAAATGCAAATTGGCATGGTTCCACTGATTCACAAGGACGATGTTCGTGAGTGCTTGGTGGACGCTATCGGCGCAATTCCAACTCAAAAGTTTGAGTTCTTGATTCTCGCAGTTGAGGGATACCGAGACACAATGACAGAAGCCGACAAAATGCCCGAAGGCTGGTCAAGGGGTGACTTGGCTAAAGATTTCGCAGAGAATCCTTTCACCACCGTAAAAGAGGGCGTAATCGTGAGTGGCGTTGACTGGGAACATGAGTACGCAATAAACGGCGCATGCACATACTCTTACGATGATAAAGGCGTTCCACAGTTTGACGAAGTTATGTGGACGGAAGTTGAGATTTCAGAGGAGACTGGCATGATGACGTTTATCATGGCAAGTGCTGTGGAGTTTATGAAAAAGAAAATACTCACAGAATCATTTCACGCTCTACTGGAAGCAACACCAAAAAAATCAAAGAAAGACAAGGAGTAATAGATAACTATGAGTGACGATGTAATCACGCAAGTTACGACACTTGTTGACAAGGCAATAAACGAAATATCGGGCAGAGAGTTGGTAGCGTCAGCCGAAATGGTTGACCTACTACTTGATATCCGACTACTACTACTAGACACAGAAGCAAAGGAAATAGCATGACAACTCACCTATCAGAAAACGAAAAAAATAACCCTTTCATGTCAGACTCGTTTGACATTGACGACCTATCCCTAATCACAGAAGCGATAGGGCTATTCATTGAGAACGACTCTCGCCTGATGTACAACGCACCACAGATAATGGAAGTTGCCAAGATAGAGGACGAGACAAAACGTATGCAGGCTCTCTCATTGCTCAAGCCAAAGTACGAGGGTCAGCCACTATCCGATGAGGAACTGGACCGACTACTACTAATAGATAACTTGGTGCTTGACGCTATGGGCGCAAAAGAAGCAGAGGACGAAGTTGGTGCAGTTATCTATTCGTTAGAGCAACACCTAAAGAATCACGAAGGAAAGGGGTGATTCGGCTTCGTGCCATTCGGAGCCCCGCTGCCAGTGTCAAAAAAATCGCAAAAAAATCAAAAAAATAGTTAGCCGGCAGCCGGCCGGCGGCGGGGAAAAATCAAAAAAATCTAATTTCTTATTCGACGGTGGTGGATGACTTTCCTACTGCATGTTTTTGTCTGATAGAAAATCAAATTTATAAACATGTACCCTGCAAGTCTGATATCTGCAAGTTATCATGGGGTGCTATAGATAACTAATTACAACAAAAGGGATTTATTGTGAAAGCCATAAACAACGAATTAGTAGAACGCGTTAATGCCGACCTGTGGGATGAGGCGAGCAAGAAGCATGGTTCCAAGTATTCAGTTCCACGGGATGAGGTGCAATACATGGGCGAAGTTATTCGTGGGCTACATGTCCTACAGGTGTGGCAAAGAGAGGGGCAGTCAAAAGCCCCCGAATCTTTCATGCGCTCCTACTCGGTGCAAGAATCTGTGATTTCTGAACTACTCCAGAAATATCTGGGTAAGTCAAACGTAGTGACACAGGAAGAACTGCGTCCAGAAAAAAGAGAGAAAAAATGGAATTCTTTCATTGAGTGGGCGAAGCTCCATGAGGCGGAACAGTTCACCACTGAACAGTTGGTTGAGATTTGCGGATTCTCGTATCCAACCACACTTGAGTACCTAAAGATTTCTCCGTACTTTAAGAAAATCAAAAAGGGTTTGTACGAAGTAATCAACCCAAAGACTCAAGACAAGTAAGTCTTTCTCTAATAGATAACTTTTTCACTTTTCTTTCCTTTTTATAAAAGAGCCCCGGCTAACTCGCCGACAGGGCGGGGCTCGGCTCGGGGAACGAGCGAGCAGGCACACGGGGGGCTTCCGATAACTCTCGCCAGTCACGGGGGGCTTCCGATAACTTCGCTGGCGCACACTTCGCTTCGCTTCGTGCTTGCCCTCACTCAAAGCAGATACCTCTAATAGATAACTCCAAGCGCACTCTCTAATAGATAACTCTCCCTCTAATAGATAACTTAGATACATATATAAATAGTCATAAATAAATGTTGGCTAGTCTGTACCCTCACTGATACAGTGATATCGCCATACCAACCACAACAAACAAGGAGTAAGAAAATGGCAGATACAGCAACCAAACTCCCCGAGTGCTGGCAAGCACTAGAGGACACACTCAACGCAGGAATTGACCGTGTGATTCTGTTCGGACCTTCGGGTATCGGAAAGACTTACGCAGGTCTAACGACTGGCGATGTTGAGGCAGGCGCATACCGACTGGTATGCACAGAGGACATGACCAACATGGACGTTACTGGTGGATTCATGCCAAACGGCAAGGGTGGATTCCAGTGGCTCAATGGCTCGGCTCTAAAGGCTTGGCAGGGAAATGGGGTAAAGGGTGGTCGGCTCATCGTTGATGAAGTTGACAAGGCTTCGGGCGATGTGTTCGCAACACTTCTCTCAATGCTTGATTCCCCTGAATCGGCTTCGTATGAACACCCTGAAACTGGTGAAGTGATTCGCCCGTTGCAGGGATTCTCGGCAATTATGACCACGAACATTGAGACAATGGGTGAACTCCCAACGGCTCTCGCTGACCGATTCCCAATTCGGATTCGTATTGACAAGCCACACCCACAGGCGTTGCTTCGTCTTTCACCTGACCTTCGTGACTATGCAGTTCGCATGGCTGACGCTGGTGACGACAGAATCTCACTCCGAGCCTTCATCGCTCTTGACACACTTCGCAAGAGTGTCGGTATGGAACGAGCATGCCAGTTGACCTTCGGGCGCAGGGCAAAGCAGATTCTTGACGCTATTGCAGTGGACATGGTGAAATAACCATGTCACGACACTCACTCCCAACCTCAACCACAGTGGGGAAAGCCTTCCCTACCTCAATAGATAACTCCGAAAGGGGGTCGGCTCAGGCAGAGCCGACCCTTCTAGGGCGTGACGACATTGAGCATGGCAAGTGGCATGTAGAACACTGCCGAGCAGTTAGAGGCGAACCAAAGACCAGTGTGCTTGACAGAATCATGTACGCACCTACCGATGATGATGAAAAGGCTCGGGTTATTCGGGCGCACGAAATGATGCACGCCAAAGTCTCACCTGCGAACGATATGGATTCGTGGGTTGCTCGGCAAATCGCTTCGGCACAGTCACTCGTACTCACAGAGGAATTGCGTGTCAATTACCTATGTTCCAAAGCAGGGTTTGACATGTCTCACCTTGCAGACGGAAGTGAACTCGCAGACGGCGAGCGCATGGGTGCTACGAGAGACTGGGCAGGCTGTGTGGCTATGGCAGTCGCTACGGCTGGCACAGGTGGAAACAAATTATTCCTGAACGGTGTTCGCAGGCATAACCGAGAGTGGGGCGAAATCTTGCTCAAAATCTCAAAACGTGCGCTGAAAGAAATGAAAAAAGCAGATAAAGACAGAAATCTCGCAAGCACTCGTGCAGATGATTCAGGTCTTTCACCTGTTGGATTCTCTCACACTGAAAGAATTGCAGAGTGGGTGGACAGGCTCGCCATGTTCCCACCACCACCTGAACCACCGAAAAAAGCAAAAAGTTCACCACAGTCGGGCGAGGGTGATTCTCTAATAGATAACTCCAAGAGCGAAACTACCCACAGTAATAAGGGTACTTCCGAAACTGGAAACAAAGAGGGAAAACCTGACCTTGACAAAATCACTCCAACTGAATCCACAACCAGTATTCCACGCTGGACAGAACTACGCATTGAGCGTTGCCCAATGCCGAAGTACAGCAAGGGTCACATTGGCAAGAAGCGAATTGCAACGAACATGGGTCGCAGACCACGCCGTATGCACCGTATGTTGACAGACCCTTCTATGCGAGTGTTTGACCGTACTGTTCGTGGAAGTGGTGGCATGGTGATACTTGACGCAAGTGGTTCTATGTCTTTCACTGAACAACAAATTGGTGAAATCTTGGAACATGCACCTGGCGCAACTATCGCCATGTATTCGGATAAAGGTAACACTGGAACGAATATGTGGATAGTTGCAGACAAGGGTCGCATGGTTGAGCAGTTGCCTGACTACGGTTACGGCAACGGCGTTGACTTCCCTGCTATTGAGTGGGGAGTAAAGAATCGTGCCAAGAAAAATGCACCTCTCGTATGGGTAACTGACGGGGGAGTGTGTGGACACAATGACGGATTCCACAGCGTTCTCGCCATGCAGTGTTTGACCTACGCTCGCAAGAATCGTTACATTATCGTTCCTCACGCAGACGAAGCGATAAAGCAACTGAAGCAACTGGCGAACGGTGGCAAGGCTCGCAGTGTGTATCCAGCGATGTTCAGGGAAGTGTGGCGAAAGGCTAACGGCACAGAACTCCCCTACTCTGAATAGATAACTTCTCGCCCACCGAGTTACCCCCATTACTCGGTGGGCAGAGTAAGTACCTACCCACCTGTTCGGCTTACTCCTTTCAGGTGGGTAGTGTGCTATCCCCTAATAGATAACTAGAAAAGGAAAAAAATGAGCGACCACGAAACACTTGATGAATCACTAGAGGACTTGCAGGACAGTCTGCAACATGCAATTCACATACTGCAAGGGATTCTTGATGATATTGAGAACAATGAGTACACCCAAGAGCAAGCAACACTGGATTACGAAAACATAATGTACAACGAAGGAATTGACTACATGACTGCATTAGAATCGTTTGCATTATTCTCTCCAGCAAAATAAGTAGAGCAACTACTAATAGATAACTTTCTGAAAGGAAAAAAAATGGCACTAGAACTACGAGAGCAAATAAACGAACACTTAGAGTCAATGGGCGAGAACGCATTACTCATGGACGGGTTTGATGAAGCACTAATTGGATTCTCTCAACGAATAAACGAGCCTTTATTAGCAGTTTATTGTTGGCGAAAAATGATGGACGTGTGCATGCTTCGTGACGGCATGACTGATGAGGAAGCAGAGGAATACATTAGTTACAACTGCATAGGCGCATGGGTTGGCGAGCAGACACCGATTATTGTTATGCCAGTGTTCTACTAATAGATAACTACCGAAAGCGAAAACTATGAACTATGAAGTTATCTATTATGTACTATTCGTGACCCTATTGGGAATCACACTACATACTCACTCACACACGCTCACGCTCTCACAGTTGGTAGTACAGCGTGTACCAGTTCTATCTCTAATAGATAACTCTCTACGGCTCTCTGTTGCTCGCAGACTGTTGAGACACGGCGTTCATGGCTCTCTCTATCGTGCGTACGAGAACGACTATGGCAGACACGCAGAGCGACTGGACGAACGAGAGCGACCATGCAATGACTCCAGCGTCACGCAACACTCTGGTCACGCCGAGCAGTAGAAGTGAATAAATCACAGAAATTGCCACAAAGCCCAAAAGAGCCCCGCCTAAAACGGATTTGCGCGGGGCCTTTTTCTGAGAGCTGCCAGCGAGAGAAGAATATTTAGAAAATTGATTTAATTCCCTTTTCAGTGATATGTCATGAGGATGTGGTCTCATAAAAAAACCTTTCGTTAAGTTGACGGTGGTGGATGACTCTGCCAGCTGGAGAGCTCTCTTTAGATTTCTTCATTTTTTTTAATTATTTGATGGACACGCTGCCGGCTTAAATCAAAAACGTCAGCAATCTCACGGAGGGACTTGCCGGCATCTCTCATTTTATGGATTTCTAGATTTCTATTAATGTCTGTTGCTGGACCCGGCTTGAATGGACCCCACTGCCAATGTGGGATTTCTTGGATTTTTGCAATGCGGTCTTCTGACAATTGATTTTTACGATAACGCTGTCTGATGTACCCGGTCCATGCACCAAGAGAAATTTCATTTTCTTCAAATTTTTCAACATGCGCAGCGGGAATCTGGGAATTCAATTCTCGCTCCGTGTACTGGCGAAGGGCTTGGGTGTAAGTACTGAATCGTGTGTTGTTGTCCATGCCGATAACAATAGACGAACATATGTTCGCCCGGCAGACTTCCCCCATAAGAGGTACAAATATCTTTATTTTATAGGTTGACATTTTATGAGCCAGTAGATAGAGTTATGGGGACCCAGATGACCATCTGTCATTTGGCGTTTATTGGCGGTTTCTTACCGTGGAGGAAGACCTATGACTAGAAGCGTTATGGCAAGTATCAGCTTTGAGTTCAGTGAGGAGAACCTCGCCGAATTCAGAGATGTGGGTAAAGAGGACATCTCAGACCAAGAACTTATTGATTGGGCGCGCGATACCTTTATAGATGACATCCACAATTTGGTTAAATTTAACCAAGTTCTTTCAGCCGTCCAGACTCAACTCTGGATAGGTACTGGTTTCCCGCACGAGCATCCGGTTGCGGGCGTAGAGAAAAACTGATTTTTTAAAGATTTCTCGCTCCTGGCCAGGCGTCTGTCGGGGACAACTGGCTGGGAGTGAGATTCAAGAACTGGGGCGGAAATGCAGGACCATCTATTAATTGAAAAAGAAGAGAAAACCAAGCTTGTTCTGGCGATGCGTCTCGCCGAATCGGCAAAGCTCAGATATGGAGCTGCCGCTGCGCTCGAGCAGATTTCTGAAAAAATCGTAAATTTGATGCCGGCCCAGAACGTTATTGAATTAATAAAAGAAATAGAAAATAACAACACAAGCGCCATCTCGGAAAGCTGAGTAAATTATCAACATGGAAGAAAAGAAGAATAAATACCAGTCAGTAAAAGGCAGCAATGCATTTGAAGAAATGCTGAAAAAAGAGAACATGGACCCAGAGCTCATAGATGAGGTCATGGAAAAAATCAAAGAAACCGACGGAGAGGTCCATAACATCATCTTCGTTATTACCGATAATAATGTCGCCGTGACTGGTGTACACGTGCCAAGGTCGGCGCTGGACGGAGAAGACGGTCCGGTTATTTTTAGGAATTCTAAAGAAAATTCATTAACCGCAGCATTCGCTCGTGAGTACATTGAAGAGAGAATCCAGAGAGCTGACAACGTAGGGGAGAGAGCGGGGCTCGGCAGCGTTATCGCTGACCAAGTCTGGATTTCGGAGTTGGAAAAAATGGTTGAAGAGGTTAGAGTGCAAATCAAGAACGCACCCCCCAGGGACTGGGACGAACTACTAAAAGGTGGCGAATAATGTTGACGGTGGTGGATGAGCTGGGCAATGACGGACCACGTTGGTGGCAAGAGGCTGCCAAGGTTGTGGTTTGTGAAATTTTTAACGATAACTCGCTCGAGAAGATTATTAATCACCTGGATGGCCTCGAGAGCATTTTTCAAGAAATGCGAAAAAATGAAGAAAAAGTTATCTATGGCGCCGGCCAGTCAGCTAGAGAATCTCAGAAATTTTTGTCGTCCCACTTCGATGGGATGCTCAATAACTTTAAGTTCTTTACTTCTGATGGTCCTTATTGGGTTGATGAATGGCGTCAGCTCGGATGTCTAGCTGCGGCTGCGGGAATCAAAAATGGCAATTTTTTAGCAATATCTGAAGACCTGGCAGCCGGCCGCGCGCACCCAGAAAATCTAAAAAAATCAATGACCTCCGCGTCAGCTGAGTTTGATAGCTGGATGATACGTGACTCAATCCTTGAGACATTAATCAAAAAGCAAAAGGACTACGGTCATGAGAACATCTCAAGGTTCGGGCGCTATGGACTACTAGTCCGCACGCACGACAAGCTGGCTCGATTAATCAATCTACAAAAAACAAAAAACAATCCAGAGAACGAATCGATAACCGACACGTATACTGATATCGTCGGCTACTCCGCAATCGGCATGATGCTCGAGCGCGACTGGTTCGGATTACCACTAATCGATTACTAAGCAAGAAAAAATAACTATTAGACAAACCTCCGTTTACATGACGGTGGTGGATGAAGGAGATAGACATGGGCATTGTGTTAGGCACAATCATCTATAAAGCTGGTGCGCGCCGCGCTAACAAAAAACGAGATAAGAAAGAAAAAGCTCGAAGCGAGAAGAGTGCCAACAAAGCTATGCATGAGTACTATAATGGCGACACGTCAGCCATGGAGAAGTATTATGCAAATCGATAACCCTGAAGAAGAAGACGCCCTCGAGCAGCGCGCAGAATTCGAAAGAAATTCGATTCTGGACCAGGAGGACCAGATGCTCTACAAAATGGAGAATTCTGTAGAGAACAAGAAACCTGATTACCTGGGCGAGCTGGTCACCAAGATTGGCGCATCCGGTGCTGCAGCTAACAAAATATTCGAAAATTTAGGAATTGCTTACAATTGCATTCAGCTCCCTGAGGAGGAAGACAGTGAGTTTTAAACTTCTTTTTTTACACATTTTGTTCCTGGCCATCTGGGCCCTCGACTCCAGGTTTCTGGAGAAGAAGAGAATCTGGCGGCGGTACCAGAAAAACATAAATAATCACGAGCGCGCTAATCGACAGGAGCTTGCGCGCATCAACGCTACGTTTGTAGACCTGACACATGACGTGACGCTGCGGCCGGCAATGGATGCAAAAAAAGAAAATAAATACGACATCCAAAACGAGCTCTGGCCTGAGATGGCAAAATTGAAAGAAAACAGAAAAAAGTGGGCATATGATGCCGGCCCCAAGTTTGGCTACACCAAGGCTAAGCGCGACGCGTTCTACCAGCAGATGCACATCAGCCGCTGGGGCTGGGGCTCAAGCGAGGCCGGCAAGTTCAAGTAAAAGATGGCCCGGGGGAATCAACACCACCTACCACAACGGAGACTCAACCCCGGGCCGACTCCTTCGGCGGTTGGGGAACTTATACCGAACGGAGCCCCGCTACCATACCACTTTCTTTTATTCAGAAGTGTCAATATTTGTTTGTTAATTGCTGCCGGCTCGAGCTTCCAGAAAAAATAAAAGTTTTCCAAAAAAACCCGTCCAATAGCTTGACGGTGGTGGATGACCCTGCTAGCTTGTCAACTCATCTAGCCCAATAGGTCTAGGTATCAATGTGACGTCACAATCGCTGAAATCTACACGCCCAAAAACACTTTCCAAAAACGGAAAGTCTGATGGACGACGCCCGCGATAAGTTGGTACAAAATCAAAGGTTTTCCCCCAGACCCCCTTTCCAAAGGGGGCTTCTTATTAGTACTTACTACGTTTCTTTATTTACGTAGTTAGTCTTGTACTAGTTTACGAAATTAATCTTTTCGTAAGGCTGAAAAAACAAAAACCGTTTTTCCCATTTTTGGTACTTACTTTTTTGTTTTCACTATTGACGGTGGCGGAAGAGACCGATAGTATTGGGGCATGGGGAAGCGCGGTCCATCAGAACACAACAAGTCACGAACTGCTGCAGCTAAAGAAATACCAAAAGCTCAAAAGCAAGAAGTATTCGACTTTTGGAAACTTACGTTCAACAAGTCTCGAGTGAGCATGGACGTCAACAGAGAGAACGCAATAGGCTGGGCAATCTACACCTACGGCCTGGAGGCATGCAGGCACGCAATCCTGGGTTGCGCGGCGTCAGCCTTCCATATGGGACAGAACAAAGCCGGCAAGACCTACAACGGGATAGACTTAATCTTCAGAGACGCTGAGCATGTCGAGATGTTCTTAGAGCGCTACGACAAGTCGACAGATACAAACGCGCGCGATGAATGGATTAATAATGGATAAAGCTGAATTAGCTAACCTTGTAGACCAGGTCTTCGCCACGTATAACCAAGAGCTTCCAATGGATGACAAGAGCCGCGTACAGCTCATCTATAAGTCCTGGTACGACTTACTCCATGACCTGAGCTACGCAGACTGTAAGGAAGCCTTCCTCATCCTTGCTACTACTTCTACCTTTATGCCTAAGGCCGGAGAGATAAGACGTTCCACAATTAATAGGCGTACAAAAATTGGGGAATCAGATGAACCCATTATTGCTTGGGGTAAATTCCAACGGATAATGGAAGACGCTAACGCAGGTGTGATGAACCAGCAGGAGCTACAGGAGCCTCTCATACAGACTGTGCGCAAGCTGGGTGCAGCTGCCGCAGGGATGCATACCAACGGAGATAGGGAACACTTCATCCGGGTATATGAAAAAGTAATTATAGAAATAGAAGGGGAGAAATATAAAGTCCCTCTTCGGATTGAGGAATAAATGTTTGGTTTTTCTATTTGGCAATTATTGTTTGTTATCATTTCGTCAATATTTATTTGGAATATTTCTTATTCCCGTATTTCATTTCTCAATAAAATTCTGATAATCACTCTTGTGGTAGTTGCAATGAGGAACTTAGTACTGAACTAAATTCCTGGGTATGAAACGAAACCCAGGCCGGCCAGTTGTCATCCCAGATAAGCCAGTAGTGACGCTTACCCTCAGGGTAACAAGAGAGTTCAAACAAAAACTAATAGACCAATCATCTGCTGTTGACTTGACGCTCACCGCCTACATCCAGGCGTTGGTTGAGCGCGATGGGGCGTAAGGCCAGTAAAACAAAATACACAAATAGATGGACAGGAATAACTCTCCGTCTAAAGGGTGATGAAAAGAATCGAATAGTAGAAGCTGCAAATAAAGAAGGAATATCTGTAAATCAGTTTATTCTTTATGCAGTTTGGGATTTCATTCGTAATCAAAAAGGAATCCCCTCGCCCGGTAATGCGCAGTTTGCGCTGCCGACAGTGCAGGAAGAAGTGCTTGCGTATTTGCGCGGGGAACAATTATTAAAGCCGTGCGGCAAAAAAGATTGCCAACAAATAATTACCCAATTAAATGAGATGAATTTTTGTGAGACTTGTAATCTCCGAATTATGTAAGTGGTACATACAAAAGAAATAAAAAATCGAAAAAAAGACGCGCGCGCAAACTTTTTGCCCTTTTTTCTCTCTTTCTTTTGCCGGCTCTTACCCTCCCCACATCTGTGCAAGAGTCGGTCTTGTCGGTTTTATCTTTCTTCTTCTTTGTTCTGCTGCTAGCTGTCGACTCGTCAACCCTGCCCAGACACCATGCATATCGGCAGGTGGAAACTCCAGTGCGTACTCTAAACAGTGATTTCGAACTGGACATGCTTTACAGATGGCTCTAGCCTGTGCAATGTAGGTAATGTCCTTATGTTGTTTGGGAAACATAAGTTCTGTTTTTCCTTTGCATCCTGCTAGTTTAAACCAATCTTTTTTTTCTATATACAAAGACACAGCAGGTACTGAATCTTTTTTATCCAATTCTTTTTGGGTAATTTTATTACTAGTCACTTGTTAAAGTCTCCTAAAAAGAGAGCATTCTTACTCTCCTTATCTAATTACTACTAGATGAATACTGAAACTCAGTGTCAAGTGGATTTAGGTATTTGGTAGGTGTGTTATGCTTTCTTTTATGGATAATTTGTACGCACAGGATAAGAAAACAGTCATGATGTACGAGCAGGAAGCGCTTAATTTCCTTATGGAGTCTCAGCAAATAACCCATGACGATATTGAGACAACCATTGAACAGAGCCCTAAGTACTCACTAGTACAGATGACTGCCAACAACATGTTCCACACCAATAAGAGGCTTACTTGGAGTGATGTAGAAAATGCAAGGAAGACGAAGTAAGTTCTTCTCTCTCCTTTAGTATCCCTATGTAGGGGTATAGGACTATCCGGTAATCAGCAACGTGGATGATTTAAAATAGCGGCGCGATGTTTTCGGCCTTTGGCTATTATCAGTCTTCTTGTCTTGGGTCTGACAGGTATTCAGACGCTTCATACTCGCCTATCTTAAAGACTAGGCCCAGGAAAGCGATTACAGCAATAATCATAACGCCAAATATTGGGAGTAGCCAGAGCGGATTCATGATTCAATAGTACCAATTTTGTTTTACTGTAAAGTTATCTATTGGTTATTTTGCTTTTTCTTGTCCCTGTACCAGCGTATGGTACGGCGCTCCCGTGTATGGGTCGAACTTAGCCGCAACTGAGATTGCTTTAATTGCCATTTTCCTTGCTACTGCCAGCGTGAGTTTGCCTTTCGGCTGTGCTGCATACAGGGCTCCCAGCGCGTACTGAGCACCAGTCCCTATGGCGAATATCCCACTTGAGTCGGAAATCCATGAGTAGTCCCCATCAATTACATATATCGCCCCATTGATGGCCATGATGACCGTAGATGAGTGCTCGGCTATATGCGTCTTTGAGCCGTTGTCAGGCAGTGCGTAACCATGTGATTCAAAGCATTCCCTTAAACTTGGGATAAATTTAGCTGTAACAAAGTGGTCCAGCTTCTTTCCTCTTAGTGTTGGGGTTGGGTTAGGAGGCGTGAATGCATGATGCAGGATATTGATTGCTCTTAAATCTCCGGCCGCGCCGAGCACGTACCTTCCATTTACACCTATCTTGCCGTTGGATTCCCTAAGACTAACTATCTGTGATATCGGTCCTTCATCGCTATCAAGCGTTGATATACGTGAATCAGCCGTGACCACACAAAAGCCATCACCCTGAATCCCGATAATCGTTGTCATTGCTAGTCGGAGCCTTCTTGCAAGTGTCGTGCTTCTTCTATTCTGTGTGCTTCTTCTAGAAGTACAGACATAGCTTCGTAAGGGTCGAACTCGCCCTTTGACTCATCGATGAATTCAATTGTTTTCTTGCTTAATCCATATAGCCATTCACCCTCTGGGTTTATGCCTACAACCTCAATCAGACCTACTTGTCGTAGGAAATCTAGGTCTTGGATGATTGCTTCATTCCATTCTTCACTCATGCTTTGTATTCTTCTCCCCTGAATATTCCGTGACCGTTGTAAATCCACATTGGCTCGTAGAAGAACTCTTCTCCGCCAACGCCAACTGGCTGGTAGGTAACTACGCCGAGTCCCTGCTGCCAGTTCTCAGCACCCTGAAGCAATGGTCGGCCAAATTCATCTGAGCCAGACTTTACAGAAGGTACTGCTCCGTCAATCCTACAGAGACATCCAGGACTTGCGGCCATAATTGTTCTAGGGCCCTTGTCTGTTCTTCTAGTTCTGTAGGCGTACTCGTTCCTGTGGATATGTCCGTAGATGACTGATATACGCTCATTATCCAAATACTTCTTCGTGGTGGAGTTATTTGAGACGACCTTGTCGCCGTGGACAACCATCAGGTTCGTGTTGATATAGTGTGCAGACTCTGGGTATCCAGACAGGTAGTCAATGCCGAATTCATCCATTCTGCAGAGATATGGGACTGTCATTACTGGCCAGCCCTCTCTTAGCTCTCCTGGCTTAATCCCTCTAGTCAAACCAAACGCTGCTTCTGCGTTCATCTGTATATATCTAGGTAGTCTTGCCTCATGGTTGCCGGCAATCCATGTGATTTTGGCTCTCGGTGCTGCTTCTCTGAGTTGGGCGCAGAGATAAGTCGCTCTATCTATCGCGGCTTGAACGAGCATCTTGAATGGTGCGGCGGTTAGATATTTGCCAAATTCTGCAAAATCCAGGTTGTCTCCAACCAGAACGACTTGGTCTGGGTTGGTTTTCTCAATAACTTTGAGGGCAACTGCCAGGGCTTGTTCGTCATGGATTGGCTCAATGTCAAAAGAATCAAGTGATTTACGGTAGTGACCTATCTGTATATCAGGTACGATTACAGCGGTCTCCCAGCCATTTGGCTTGCCTACTTTTGTCTTTGTCTTTTGTATTTGTATTCTGGGTCCCTGAGTGACAACTGGCCACTTTGGTCCTGCTTCCCAGGTAGGGGAAATCTTTATTGCAGTTGATGTTGTCGCTTTTGGCTTTCCATCTTTATCTGTTGTTGTTCTGTGGTTAATACTAATTGAGGCATCGGCGATATCCTCAAGAGGGATACCCTTTGCTTTAAGCACATCAGCAATATCTCCGAGAATCTTGTTCTTGGCAATACTCGAAGTGGCTTGAGCGTTCATGTTTCTCAACTTTGAACCAAGTCCGCTTTTTGGTGCATTTTTCTTACTTGCCATTCTTGACTCCTAGTCGCTGAGAGATACAGCAAGATTTTGCTGATTCTTGGTCTTTAAAACAGGTATTCCTTTTTTCACCAAGAAATTCCCTACCTATAGAAATCCCCTCGCTATTCAAGGCTCTAACTAATGACATGGTTGTAATATCACTTTTCATTGCCTGAATTAGTGCTTCTGCTGTGTCGTCATCAAGGCCGGCAATAATTCGTCCGAGTTTGCAGTCTTGCTTGGAATTCTGTGTTTCCAGAAGTTTCCCCAATGCGTCTTTTAACATGAGTCCCACCTGCTAACCTTTCGTTATATGGCCAGTCTCCTGACAGCGAACCCAACGCGGGTATCGATATCTATGGGAAATGAGGCCCCCAATGTCGTCTACTCTGATAGTACACCATCTAGTTACATGCGTGTGGTTATGTCGTCATGAAAAATCAAAACTCTGAAAAGATAAAAAAAGCCCTGGAATTAGCCATCCAGGAAAGCTCCTCAAATGGCCTTGATGCGGTGGAGAGAATACTCCAAACATTGGACCAGCAGAAAATAGTCCGATATCATAATGACGGGGACGTCAATCTGTTGTCTACATCAGGCAAAGTTCTTGTGTCTTTAATAGAAGACTCAACGATGACAATCAGAGCTATAGCTACATATCTGGGTTTGAGCGAAACAATGATTGATAAAACAGTGAAATCATTGATGAATGCAGGCCTTGTTACAAAGACAAAAGTCAACCGACAAAATGTCTACAAATTAAATAAAAAAATAATCAATGAGCAGCTTGATATACGTCAGTTTCTTCGTGCTATCAGCCTGTTAAATGAAGAAAATATCGACGATGAAATTGGAAACTCCGACCCGTTCTAGTATCTTGTCGGCATGGATAATGATAGAAAGTCAAAGAGTCCTGTAACTTTCTACGGAAGCGGCAGTTACGCGCTTCTCTGCTTCGGCAAGAGTAGAAGAAAACCATTTTCAATGGATATTGCGGCAAATGTTCTTGCCGGGAAATTCAGAAGAACAAGTGATGCCAGACATGCCGCAAGAAGGCTTGAAAAACATGGTCTTCTGGAAAATGTGCACGGCGATATGTGGGTTCTTACTAGCCCTGGGTATGAAGCAATAGATAATATTGCCGATAACTACAGAAAACTTAGAGCCCGCTTGCTTGGCAAGACATACATGGAAAACAAGCTTCGTGAAATAAGAGTTGGCGCGTCAACTTCCATAGATGGTTTTATGGACGATGAGATACTTGAAGAGATATACATGAAGACCATGTTGGCAACAAAAAAGAAGTCAGCAAAAAGAAGGGGAAAGATTTAGTCCCTGCTGATTAGCCACGCCTGGAATATTTCGTCAGACAGTGGCATAAACCAAAGCTGTGATGCATCCGGGTTTTTGATATCGCCGACTAGCGTCCAGCATATTTCAAGCTCGCTATGGGCAGGACACATCCCACCATTGCAGTCCATTCCGTAGCGGGATATAAACCAACGAACGATGCATTCGTCTTCTTCTGTTTTGCACTCACCATCTGGTGAGTCAGGACATAATATTTCCAAAACTTCAAGTTCAGACTTGTTGATACGTAGGACTATTTTGTGTTTATCGTTATGCCAAATTTGTTCAATTTCTGATTGCTTCTTTGACATCATTGCCTTTGGATAAATTACAAAATCAGTGTACGGCTTTAAGCATTGTGGTGCACAAAAAATGTATCACAGAAATAGACCTACTAAATGTAGAGCTATTTTTACATTTTTACTAGGCTTTTACTGTAAGCCTCTCGTCAAACTTTTCCAGAACATTTGACCATTTGCTGTCAATCTCGTTAGAGAAAGATATTACTTCTTCTCTGAGTTTGTCAGTCAACCCCTTTTCGCACAGCTCCATAATCATCTCGAAAAATTCTTCGCTTTGAGTGCTGAAGTGAACTGTTTTTTGTGTGATTGGATTCTTTATATAAGCGTGCTTTGCATCACGCAATGGAACCAGGACATTGTAGTTTGAGTTCATAGCTGACTGTATTGCTATTTCCTCACTGGAGCGCTTATCTACTACTGCAGCTTTCTTTTTTACAGGACCGCTCATTTTGCTCTACTTTTCTTGTTGTTTGGATTGAAATCAATTAATGACATTCTCGAGTGGTCGGCGATGTGAGAATCAATTTTTGCTTCAACCACAGAAATATCTGCGTCAATATCGGCAATGTCTTCTTTTAGTGAATCCAGACTATCCTTAACAAAACCGTGGTCTCTAACATTCTCACGCCGGCCCTTCTCAATCATGATGGCCAATACGCTGAATGCTCCGGTTACTGCCGCTGCCCAAACGATTTCCACTAGAGGCCAAGCAATTCTTTTACTTTTGGCCCGGCGACAGAATCGGCAGGAAGCTTGTTCGCCACTTTGAATGCCTTTATCGCAGCGTCAGTTGCGGCGTCTTTTTGGCCATTGATTGCCCCTTTATAGAAACCCTTAGCTTTAAGCGCCTCTTGGAGCTTGCTGATGTCATTGCCGCCTGCTGCAGGTGCTACGACTGGCGCTCCGCCTGCTGCTGGTGCGGTAACTCCGTTGGCGTCCATCCATGCCTTTACAGAGGCTGGAACATTGTCTCCGGAAACGTAACGAAGATGCCATGGCTCAGATGGAACTACTTCCCATGAAAAACCAAATTCTTTTACGTTTGCTATTAGCCAATTGAGGCGCTTTGGCTCTGACGCTGAATGAACGTCAACGGCCAAGCCGAGGTTATGCTGCGATTTACCCGGTGTGGCAAGCATCGCCATACCTTTCTTTAGGTACCAAGTCTTACCCTCGAATGTTTTAGTGCTGGTTCCGGATACTGGCTCGAGTTGATATCTGGAAAGAAATCCTTTTTTTTGGCTCTCATAATCTCTATATGTATCGCCGCTGGAAGTCGGTTTTAGTTCAACGCCTTCAGCTTTTGCTTTTTCGACCATTGCTGTCCATGCGGCTGCGGCAATCCAATGCATCTTCCCACCACCAGGAACAGCCTTAAGAAGGTTTGCAGGTAGCTTGCCTGGCTCAATTCCTTTAAGGTCTTTTGGAAGAACTACGGGGACGATGTAGTCCCAAGCAAGCTTGCTCATTGTCAACTCTTTTCGTAAAGTAAAGAAACCACCGGATGGCGTTACTAGATTTTACAATAAGAAACCCACTATAAAAGCCTAATAAAGACATAACAGGAAATTCACTGTAAAAAATTTAGGAATCTTTCTGCATACTTAATTTGCCCCAAGGCACCAATATGCCGGCCGTCAACACCGATTTCCCAGAAAGATTCAGTTTTTTCATTTGGTTTATATTTTGCTTTATTAAAAGCTTCTTCTGGTTCCTTAAGGTATCCATCAATTTTTGTAAATTCAAAAACCTCGTTGTCAGAATCATCCCATGAATAGAAAGCTAATTTTATCCCCATTGCTTTACAAGCATTTGATATCTGAATTATTGAACTCAGTGAACTTTGGATACATGCTTTGAGTAGAAGATTTTGTCCATTTTTATTCTTTTCCAAAAATCCATCGCCATCGTGGGACCAGAAACATCCAGCGTCTTCGTCCCATGAAAGCCGCTGCCTATATGGTTGCCCGTCTACATAAATCCACTGTCTAGTTATTTCTGGAACCAATATAAGAAGATATTCAGGAGACCCATATTTTAATATGTATTCAAAAAACGCTGAAGCGATTTGAGGTATTGATGCACCAGG